TACCTACGGCAAACTCGACTGGAGTAACACCGTTCTTTTCACACATTGCCTTTTCTCCTGACTTGATAGCACGTGATGCATTTGTAATGTCTGGATGATTAACACCAATACCAGCACAGAATAGCTTCATGCCACCACCTGTACCAGTTGACTCGATGACTGGTGTTTTATTATCTTGTTGTCCGAATTTTTCTGCCACGATTGTAGCGAATGGATAAACTGTCGATGAACCGACAATTTGGATTTGCTCTCGTGCCTGTGCGTTTGAGGCCACAAGAGCAAGAGCTGTTGCGAGAATGATTTTTTTCATCTGTACGTTCCGTCTAAGTTGTAGTTTTTACCGTTATACAAAAAACACATTAAAGCAGTAAGAACACCATATTCCTTCTTTAACTTGACGAACCACTTCCAATAATGTGCTATACTATTACTTATCATCTAGAACGATCACGTTGTGTTAAAGTTTTGTTAAGTTTTTCGCGATTGTTTTCATTCCACTGGCGTACTGCATATTGCCTTTGCTTATCGCGGTTCTCAGGATACAAGTGTTCGAAACCTTTCATACCCCAACTTTTTGCCCAAGCGGCTGTCTGATCTATGCTATGTGCTTTCATTCTGAATACCTTTTAACTGTTCTACCAATGAATGTGAATCTTCGGGTGATTCAATAAGATGTTTACGTGCAGTATACAAACGTTCAAGACGTTGTCTAACTGCACGAACTTTTCGTTTAGATTCCCAAAAACTAATTTCTTTTTCAACACGAGAAAGGCCAAGACCAATTGCCCTAGTATCTCTCGTTACACTTCTCATATGCATTACACTCATTCGTGTTCTCCACCATTACCTCGTCCTAATCCACCAAAATACTGTGGTGATCGACGAGCTGTTTCAAATGTTCCGACAGTAATTACAATAGCTGCAATTAAAAGAACATGTCCGATTACACTTACACCGAACGCAGTCCAACTGCCAACAATAAACGCAAATACAATACACCACATCCAAGCCAACACTTGCATTACTAAGTGTCGTACTTGAAGATCTGGAATATTACTAAGTGGATTACGTTTGTCATCCATCACAGCATTCCAACCATTAACTATAAATGTTCTCACTGGATAAACTCCTTTTTCGTATGTAACTTTTAGCGGATAGTGAGCATCCACAATATCTTTAAACTCTATAGCATCATACTGGTCGATAAAATATCTAACTACAATATGATCTCTAAAGTATCCTTTAACGCGATACATTATGCAGCATCATAGATTTCAACGTATCGTTTTTCATTTTGTTTTTTTGCTAAACCGCTTTGATGCGCAACTTTAATAATTGTATCTATCACATTATCACATACAAAAGTATCAATATTACGACCACCACCGTAAATACGAATAAGCTTTTTTCCTTCTCCATTTGTTCGATCACAAATAAGCTCATAGCATGATCTTTGTGATAATCGCGATGGACTGAGAGATAATAGTCCTAACATATCTTTTGTTAGGATTTTATCATCACTCATTTTTGTCCTCGAACAAAATGCTTTAAACGGAATTCTTACACCAGAAATATCTGTATATAGTTTTTCTCTAGCCATTATGCTACCTCAGCCATTTGAATTGCTTTATCCATTGCTTTACGCTTACGAATATCGTTTCCACCAAACCAATTAGAATACAAACGATTATCTGCATTGCGACCTTGTACATGATCTGTTACAAAGGTTACAGCGTTAAATGCCTGCCACCATGAACCTTCAGCGAACTGAGTACCAGGTTGTACATCAAGCGCATCATAGCAAAACTTAGCATTACGAGATAGTGTATCAACAGAAAGTGCTTTATCTTGTACACGCTTATCAGCTGTACGTGGAAACACTGTATTGAAAAATTCAACTACGTTATCTTGTGTGTAACGCTTTGAACCAAGGAATTGTGCAACTTCTTTGTATGAGTTCATCATACGTGTTGCAATACCGAGTTGCTCTTTAACCATCGATGCATCGAACTCTGTTCTATGCCCAACTCTTACAGAGCGATCAGCTTTTTGATCGAGCGAATAAGTAAGAGTATTGTTACAGACTACACGAATTGGCGTAAAGCGTACGTCAATAGACTTACCATATTGATGTGGATTAGAGAATAGAAGATACGAATCAACTTGGTCACCTTTGAACAATTCAAATGACTCTTTGACTTTAGCCAAAGCCCATACCATTTGACCATCTTTTAATGAACCAGCGGTATGCATTTCCATATCACCTGCCATTACATAATCTGAGAAGAACTCAAATGCTTCTGTGTTTTGTACTGGATTCCAATTTTCACCAACGTTTGTAAGAATACGACCGTCAGTGTCGCGCACTAAAGACTTTTGTCCAGTTGGCATACGCTTACCGTCAAAATCAATATATGATTCAACTTCGCGTACATTCCAATCAAGTCCAGCTTTTTGCATCATCTGAGTTGGTGTCAAATCATTTGATACAGGTACACCAAGACCATGCCATGGAACTTCACCTGCGTATGCCATTGTTTCTACTAAATGTGCCATAATATATTTCTCTCTTTCATTTCATTTTATAGATCTATTATACCCTGTTTTTTCGGAAAAGTAAACAAAAAAGTTTACTTAAAAGCGATTTTTTTCTCGACAGATTTGATATGCTTACACTTCCGATATGCAATGCAATCACACTCAAATCCGTATTCGACCATTTCGACATGATATGTATCTCCTCTACTTCCACTAATAGGCCAACGGACACCAACTAAATGGTGGCCACGTGTTTCTATAACTTCACTTTGATGTGCCACGATAACTCCTTACTGCACCAGGTATCATTGAAGGATATTCACCAAGATAAGTACCAGCTAAAAGATCGTTTGGTATAATTAGATCTTTGTGTGGATGATCGATAGCATCCCAATTTTTATGGATAAATTTAGCCAACTCATCAAACTCTGCATCAGAGATTAATGGATCATCCTCCACATAATATGCGTATGCACACATGAGATATTTTGCAATAGGATTTTTCATTATAGCATCATCAAGATAGGTAATGTAGCAACGACGATAACAAATAAAACTCCAGCAATCCACTCATACTTAGCCATTATACAGCCCTTCCACATGCAACTATTGAAGACATCATCAACCGAGCTTGCTTGAGGCGAGACTCGAGATGTTTGATAACTTTTTCGTTTTGGATTGGACGGGCTGCTTCTTCCATCAACCAGACTGGGAGGACACGAAGCATACGCTCAACACTTTCACGCTGTCTATCAGGTGTAAGAGTGCTGATCATACGCTTATAAGCTGCATTTGAGATTGGTTTAGTCATACTTAGCTCCTTCTTTCATTTTATAGATATATTATACCATAAAAAAGAGCTATTGTACATGCTAAAAACGCATTAAAATGAATTTTTTTTCATTTTTTTTAATATGGTGCTTTAGTTTCTTCTGGCATTACATCGAAATCAACGCCTTCACCAACCACTATAATGCATGTGGTTTCAGGATCAAAAAATTCTATAAATGCCCATTTACCATTATCTGCATTATATAGCATAGCATACATTTTAGTGTAGATGTCGTTTTCTACTCTAGCATTTCCTGTAGAAGAAAATAATGGCACGAGACCATCGCCATCGAGTCTATCGAAAACTTCTGCTGGACTTGCGCATTGAATTGGCTTTTCTGCCCATACCGGTCCAGCAAATGCAACATTGCAGAATACTATAACGCTGATAGAAAAAATCCATCCAGCTAGTAATTGTTTACCGAATTTACTCATTACATATTATCGCCGAATCCAAGCATTGCACTCAGACCGAACACCTCCATTATCATAAACGTAAAGATCATGAGGACAATACTCCACATAATCAACTTACCATTAAAGTTTGTTGCTGCTAATCTGATGGCAATTAATTCATTGCCTAAAAATCTTAACATTAACTCGAATTCATTATGGTCTTGTTTAACTACAACACCAGACTTCTTTTCTTCTGCCATTAAGCTGCCATTTCATATTTATTCATTGGATTAGCTGGGTTAACACCTAACATGTTACCCCAGGCTGTGTAATAATGTCTCATCCCAACTTCATCATGAATTGTAGAATTTTCATGGCGGCCATGTAGAATGTTTCTTGATTCGGTACCTTCTCTCATTGTGGTACCTTGACCTGCAACACCAATCAAATCTTCATGTAGGTTACGACCGAATGGTCCCCAAATAGAATTGTGGTGTTTGATTCTTGTTTGTCTTTCTTCAGGTGTATCCTTACGTAAACCGTAACCGCGGAATTCAATGAGTACTTTATTAGGTCCAAGCGGTGTTACTGAGTCTGAACGATATGCACTCCCGCGAAGGTTAAAGTTGAATCCTGGAAAGAGGTCGACCATGTACCACTGGTTGGGCGGCAGATTGGGAAAAGATAGTTCCCCGCGATCTTCAAATCCGTCATACTCTTCATAGTTAACAGTAAAGCTGCTAACATTAACATGACCATTATCAAAAGGGATATTCTTTCTAGCGAAATATTCATCGTTAAATCCTGACACACGATTAAAGTAGTGCATAAAGTCGTGATAGAACTCGCTGTTAGTATCATGCCATAATTTATAATTAGTATCTATAACTGCTTTATGGTAATGAAAAACTTCCATTTCTTCGGTATCAATAGCATCAGCAATACAATCGAATGCACCTGCTGTCCATTCATCTACAGACTGCGTAGGATTAGGATCTAGTGTCACCCATATCATGCCACCATGTTTGACTTCACAGTGTAGTTTTTTACCACAGCCTCTATCGATAGCAACTTGATTGCCAGCTGGAGATTGCATTTGTAAATTATATGCTGCTTTCACGCCATCACCAGTATTCCATGCAATTACGTTTTGACCTGCGATTTGTGTAGTACGAAAATCATCTTTATTATACATCTCACTGATGTGGCACATAGGAACCCACACCTTTGAAAAGATTTCTTCTTGTTCACGTAGATAGATGCTATGATCATTATAGCATTCACTACTAATATATTCTACCTTTGGTGTTTTAGTCCAATTGCTATGATTACGTGGTGCCATTAAGCTCTCCTTTGAATGAGTTGCAGGATTCTGTTTCGAGGCTCCTGCGGGCCCAGAGATTATGCCGCTAGGCGCATCTCAGGAGCAAAGTTATCGTTTGCATTTACTTTTTTGATTCTCCACTGCCTTCTCGTATCTGTCGATCCTATTTCGCCCCCATCATAAAAAGTCTCGCGTGATATATTGAATAGTTATTGATACAAATATATTCTACACATTTTTGTCTAAACTGCCACAATAACACTTCATCCATTATAAGACTCCTTATGGTGGAGGCGGTGGGTACTGCCCCCACGTCCAGTCTACGTCCATCCAGTTTCACTGAATCATTTTTTATTTATATAGTATTATACCACATTTTTAATACGTTGTACATACTAGATTATATAAATATTACTGAGAGTGAGTTTCATAATAAATTTGAATTATATCTATCTAACCAGAATAGAGGTAGATCAAGATGCCAGTAGCAGAGATTCTAGCAGGAATCTCACTCGTAAAGGCGAGTGTTGATTTCATAAAATCAAATATTGACACCGCAAAAGATGTAGGCGAAATAGCTGGTGCTATCGATGGGTTGTTTCGTGGAAACGAAGATATACAAAAAGACAGAAATAAAAGGTCAAAGCCTGGAATTGCAGATCAATTTGGAATAAACAACGTAGCAAAGGAAATGATTGACGCCAAGTTAGTCGAAGAAAAAATGCAAGAGATGAGAACTCTTGTTGATCTTCGATTCGGCCCGGGAACTTGGCAAAGTATTATTGATGAAAGAATTAAAAGAATTGCAGAAGCAAAAGAAGCTGCAAAACAGGCTGCAATTAAAAAGCGTAAAGAAGATGCAGAGTTTTGGGAACAGATGAAGATGCTTTTGATTGTTGTTGGTTGTGTTGTTATGGGTGGCGGAGCGTTAATTGCTGCAATTATGGCATCATGATATATATTTTCTTAATAGTCTTAACGTACTTAATAGGACTAGTATTTTATGGCGCGTATGCTTATGAGATGATTGAAAACTTTGACGTACCATATAAAGAAACAGAGCTTGAAAGAAAAACAAAATCAGTTAAAGAAAGATACAATCTTTGGTATTTGCCATCATTATACAAATAGGTGCAACAATCTACGCGTACGATCATCTGACATATTCAGACTTACATACGTGTGAATATCATAAAGAAAAAATAGAATCGCTTATAATGTATAGGTGGACACCTACTGATGTGACGTGTCATGCACATACAATTGTAAAATAGCATAATGAATAACTTTCATTAAATCTTTACGTGCATCTTCATTTGAACCTTTATTCCCATAACGTTGAGCATATTTCATAACATTGCCCATATTAAATCCAGTTCCATGGCCAGCATCATAGATAAATTCTGATGCCTGAAATTTCTTTTTAGAATAATGAGCATTATATGTTGACATAATATACTCAGCAATTTCATCGATATATTCATCTTCATTAAATTTAAAATCAATAGTATTACTCATTATTTTTCCCATCTATAAAATATGTGTTGATCAATTTTTAGTGTTTTAGTTTTGCTTGAAGCCCATGCTGGTTTTACGTAGTCGGCATGATAATGAGTAGCGCCATTGGTGAAGTCTGTAAGATGTCCATGATAGACTTTAAAAGCGATGGAACGAGCAAACTCATAGATGTCATTATCAGCAGTAGGAACATTGTCAGACTTGCCATCACAATACCAACTAAATTGACAACGATGGCGCAATGGCACCATATTGTCTTTATTTTTCCAAGACGGTCTTTCAGGTCCTTGCTTAATAACCTCACAATATGAGTGAGGAAAACGATTATCATTAACACGATTACGAGTGACAAAAGCGACACCAATCATTCCTTTTCCTGTTTGATTACGAGCTTCCCAATAGATATTATCTGCTAAGCATTGTTGTTCAGATTGTGCAGAATGCAATAATCCTGCTTCTGCTGTGGCACCAAATGCAGATTTCCCGGTGATTAAACCACCGAGAAATGCAATCGCACATGCTCCTAAAAGATAAGTCTTCATTATGCTTGACCTACTTTACCGAAGCCAAAGCTTTCAACTGTAAAGCACTCAGAATATTCATTAGTGATGACATCACCAACTGAGATAGAATGCATACGATTAAGACGCTCAATCTTTTCTTCAGGACCAATGTTACCAATCTCAAATACTTCGTCAAGAGTTTCTGCTTCAATAACACACACTTCTTCGTATGCTGTTAGAAAGAATAAGCTAGCGACTTTACCAAAAAATCTTGCATCGATTGCTTCTTTTTCGGCTTTACGATCTTTGCGAATTTGATGAACAGTGAATTTCATAATGTAGCTCCTCAGCTTTTTTCATTTTATAGATCTATTATACCATAAAAAAAGAGGATTGTACATAGTAAAAACGCATTTAATTAAAATATTTTACACATTTTTTTGTTGAAATATAATCGAAGACTGTTTTCCAGTAATTATTACCTTTACCACTAGATCCATACTTTGCATATAAATCTTCTTTATTATGCAGTAGATTTTCTTGTATAAACCATGTCATTGTAGTTCGCATAACTGGCGATTCAGTATCAGCTTCATATCCATGCCACGTAACTTTATGTTCTGGACAAAAAATCTTAGCTCTATTAGGTTTCCATTCTGTGGTATGATGATAATCAGTTTCAGTACTATATAAGGTAGTTCCTAAATTTTTTTCTGGATGGATATAGATTACCATAGTTATACTTTTTTCACGTGCATCATCATGAATTGGCCAAGAAATACCAGAATTTAAACGTGATATTGATGGATAACAATAAACACTATCATATTTTCTAGCATTAGGATAAAACCCATAAACATATTCTGCGCAATCTAGCCATTGTTGAATAAGTTTATCACTACGAAATTTGGTTATAAATTCACCTTCAGCGGCGCCATGTGTATTATTCATATATTGTAAAGCACCTTCATCATCCCCATCCCTCAAGAGAGTATGAACAGTGTCATTTTTTGATTCGATAGAATCTACAATTTTATCAAAACATGATTCACAGAATATATCATCAACTAATATATGGCGCCATGGTTCTTCTACAATAGTTCCCTTTTTGATTTGAGATAAAAAATCGCAAGTGCAATTCTCGTTATCGAAATCAATCATTAGTAAAATCTTTAATCATAGGAAAAATAGGTTCTAGTGCTTGCGCGCATTCTTGTGCGAGCGTGATGTGTTCTTTTTGCGTTCCGTGCCCAGTACGTAATCCGACATAATGGATCCAGGACCTAATGGTCCCATTGACGTAGAGCCTCGATTCCATAATACCTTCCGGAAGAACCGCACGAGCTTGTTCTTTAGCAATACCATTTTCGATGGCCCATTCGTAGGATTTTCTTGCTTCATTAACTACCTCCGCTTGTTTTTGTAACCAATTAAATTCTAAATCAACTCGTTGATCACTATCCATCATATCAGCCAATTCAATACTATTCTGTCTATTCTTTGTGTCTTGAAGTCTTGCTTGTCTTATGACAAAATTAAGATCTTGTGTAGGATCAGCATATCTCTGAGAAAACTCTTGAAAAGAAAATGATCTATGTCTTAGTAGTTGCCTAGCGATATCACGAGTTGTAGTTATCTCTAAGCAAGCGCTAACCATTTCAAATGGCGACCAGTGTTTTTCTCTAATGAGATATCGTAATAATTTTTCTGAGGTTTCGGTGTTATCTTGGTTTGAGGGATTCGAGACACGGGCTGTATACGCAATAAGTTCTTGGATGTCGTTACCAACATAGAGATCCTCCGGTGGTTTTGAATAACTAATAAGTCTTGCTGTCATGGATTCATAATTCCTAATACATAATTTTCTGCAGCATTTTCTGCATACATTTCGCTATGTTCATATAAAGTTCTTGTCTCAACGAGTTGATCTGATTCCCACATGTCAACGTAATAACCATGACTATTTCTCATAACAGTTGCTTTACGATTTTTATATTTATCATCACCCCAATAAGTGCTAAGTTCTGGACCTTTATATATCATTATTCTTTCCTTATAAACCATACGTTGTCGCCACCGGCTTTTTGCCAGCCAGGTAAAAGTTCATTAACTGCCTTTACTACACCCTTCATATGTATATCATGACCACTAATCAAACCACCCTTACGAACTTTTGATTTCCATAATTTTATATCTAAATAAACCTCATCGTATTGATGTGATGCATCAATAAAAATAAAATCTAGTGATTCATCTTCAAACTTTCTACTAGCACTACTTGTAAAATCTCTAATCAATTTTACTTGATCAGGATTTTTTAGTTTCTGCAATTTATTATTAACTGTTGCCCATGCAGCATTTGGTTTAATATCTGTTAAATCCATGGTACCATCAAATCTAACTTGCTTATCAGACCAAATATCAATACCATAAAGAATTAATTCATCAGGAAACGCTTCTTTTATTTGAAAAAGATTTCTACCTAGTTGTACACCGAGTTCTGCGCCAATTCTATAGTCATATTTTTTTATTTGGGTAATAAGCCATTTAGTACGGTTCAAAGTTTGAAGTCCTTAAATTTCGACATTTTTTCATTTGCTTCACTTTTATCAAAAACTGGAGTATCATCAGTCAAATCTTGCTGACTTTCATCAACATCGAATAGTCGCATCTTAGCTCTATCTACTCCAATTACAAACCTACGATTTGAAGTAGGGTCATTATATCTATTCTTTAATTGTTTGACCATCATTTGACCTTGTTTCTCGAGTTCTTCGGTAGAGACAAGAGCAAACATTAGATCTGCTGTAGCGGGTAATCCAAAAGACTCGGACGTATCTTCAAGCCCAACATCTGAGTTACTATAACCAGAACGAGTCGTTTGCGTTGCAGAGAAGACCGGTACGTCGAACTCAACCGCAAGACCGCGTAGCTCTTCAGCAATTGCTTTAATGTACGAGTATGAATTAATTGCACCACCCATTCCTTTCATTCGAGACGAAGAACAAATATTAAGATAATCAATAAAAATAATATCTGGTTCAAATTGACGTTTTAATTTTAGTTCATTAAGCAATGCTCTAAAATGACCAACATGAGCTGAGCCAGTTGGATATTCTTTTACAATAAGGCGACCAGTTGTTTTGCGAGCAATGTCTTCAACTTTAGTTCTAAACATCTCATTAGATAGATTAGAAAGCTGATCAATAGGCACATTTAATAGATTAGCATCGATACGTTCTGCAATACGTTCTTCTGCCATTTCCATAGTAATATATAATACATTCTTACCATCTACCAGAGCACTACTAGCAACATGACACATGAATAGAGACTTGCCAACACCAGTACCTGCAAGGGCAATGTTAAGTGTTTTATTAGGTACACCACCCTTTGTAATCTGATTAAAATAATCGAGATCAAAGGCAATGCGAGACTCTTTCTTATGATAGAAGTCAAAGCGATCTTCCATGTTGTCAACATAATCGTGTCCTACGTTTGTATCAAATGCTACACCAAGAGCCGTAGACAAAAGATCTGGTAGTGCACCTTTAGTCATTGTCTCATGCTTGCCGTCAATGATTGATATTGATTCCATAATAGCATTGTAGATTGCTCTATCTTGGCACCACTTTTCAGTAGTATCAATAAGCCATTCTTCATCAATCTTTTCGGCTGAAAACAACTGTGGCAAGATGTCAACTGCAACAGTATAATTTTCACCAGATAATCGATCTGTTGAATCAAGCTCAATCTTAAATGATTCGCTTGTCGGTAGCCTATTATATTTAGCTACATACTTACCAGCTTCTTTAAATAATATACGATAGATACCTTCGAAATAATCAGGTTTGATAAATGGAAGTACTTTACGCATGTACTTCTCATCTGTCAATAAATTTCTAAGGATTGTCTGTTCAAGATTTGCTTTCAAGTTTACCTTCTTCTCTCATCTGTTCTCGAATCTTGGTAGCAGAGATGTCGTGAATCGCTTTACCAAGATCGTGCTCTGTAAATGTATACCCAACACCTCGACCATAACCAATGTCAACAATGTTTGGTACTACCATTATAACATAATCTTCATCGATTGTAAACCCATGCATGAATAAAGATGCAGCAATATTTTCTGTCACAGCTTCAATATCGAATGGATTATCATCTTGACCAGGTACTCGAGAATTTGCTTCTCTTTTTTCTGGCACTTGACGAACCATGATAGCAACTTGACCAGTCATGGCATAACAACGTTTGAATAACTCTGTATGTCCATCATGCCATGGTTGCCATCTGCCGAGCATTTGAACTGTTGGATTTAATGGGTCAAATTTACTCACTGATCATCACCCATACAACATTATGCTGATGAGAGGTCTGAACAAAATTACCTGCCTTTGTCCAATCAATCATAGCTAGAGAGTTATCATCAGGAATCCATACCTGTTCATTTTGTACCATCACTTTATGCTCTGACGGTGGGATTACAATATCAGGTTCTTTTAGGTATTGATGAGCTGCCACTCCAGCTGCAATTAGAAGTAGTACTTCCATTACTTATTCCTTTCCATATAATTTTTAATAATTGGTAATAATTGTGCATGAGTATCTTCAAACCAATCTGCAACGTGATAATTACAGTCTGTAGGCTTCTCAAACATCTTATCAGTCTGTTCGAATGTACTACCTTCAGCTGCTGGTCCATTTACAGATTTGCTTTTATTTACAGTATCCATCCAAATTACATAGTCAGCATCAAAGGCTTCACGTGCCTTTTCTGTTGGTGCTACGAAGTCGGTTACAGCAACTTTACCTGCCATTACAACACCGTCTGAAAGATACCTCATACGCTGTGCTTGACGAATACGGCCTTCAGGTGTAAAATCCCAATCATCGTATTTTGTTCTAACTTGATCGGCATTGATCCATACTGCACCAAGTAATTCTGCCAATGGTTCTGCAAGAGTAGTCTTACCACTACCAGGCAATCCGCAAATTAAAATCTTCATTCTTTTTCCTTAAATTGTATAGAACCATCTCCGCTTTCAATGGCTTCTCTAATAATTTCTTCAAGAATTTCTCCAACTTCTTGTTGGAGATCTTTGTTCTCAATAGTTAATTCGCTATCAGGTGTTTCAACTATGAAAAAATTATAATTTAATACGTCTTCACCTATATCATTATATGATATAGATCCTATTTGTACAACTGTTTCATTAAAAATGCCATCAGTGATACGTATATGCCAATTCTGTTCATGATCTGGACCAGGAACTAATTGATAAGTAACGTTTTCTTTATGCTTCTTCAATGTCAAGTTCATTGCTAATATTTCCACCAATCATAAATTTATTTTTAATAAAATCTTTGAAGTCGGTCTCTTCTAGAATCGGGGTCCAGAATTCCTCTGCGAGTGTATCTTTTTCTCGAACTTTCGGATCCACCAACTCTCCAGTAGTACGATCCACCCTACAATACCACCCATTAGAAGGCTTAGCAACATAATTACCAGACATAGCAACATCCAACAAACCGCTATAAGAGGAGACACCACCATCCCAAGTAACAGAAATAGGAATTTTAGATTTTTCTTTAACATATCGTGACTTCTCTACATTAATAACAAAGTGATAACCTTTGATCTCTGTACCAACTTTATCTTGTTGACGACCAATAATCCAGATATTATCTGCAGAATAATATATACCCGTACCACCAGACACAACGGCTTTAGGAAATAAACCAATCTCCATATACGTATGATTTACTGCAATCAAAGGAATATCTTTCATATTCAAATATGGAGTTGTCATGCGAAATAAACCTTTGAGTGATTTAGCACGTGACATATCTGCTACAGACTTTTCACTAATAGCATCATCTAATTCTTTCTTTGACGCTAAGTTGCCAACAGAATCAATGATAACAATAACTTTATCTTTACGATCAAGAGCTTCAAGTTGTGCAATAATATCGAACTTTAGTTCTTCAACATTTGCAATAGGTGTGTGCAATACTCGAGATGTATCAATATCGTATTGAGTAAAATACGACTGAGGAGAACCAAATTCAGAATCATAAAATAGCATAACAGAATCAGGATATTTTTTCATATATGCTGCTGCCATGATAAGGGCAAATGACGTTTTAAAATGTTTTGATGGACCTGCTAGAACTGTTAATCCAGGAGCTAGACCTCCATCAACTGAACCAGATAATGCAACATTCATCATAGGCACTGCTGTTGGCACCATATCTTTTTCATTAAAGAATTTCGAATCAGCGAGAATCTCGGTCTCTTTGATTTTACTATTCTTTTTAAGTTTATCCATAATACTCATATATTTCTCCTGCTATCCACTGATATATGTTTCATCTTTTGGTCTATACCAAAGTTTTTGATGATGAAATTTTGCTAGTAATTTTTGTATTTCTTTTTTAGATTTTACGTTCTTTGCGCTGTATGATATTAATGCAATTTCAACCAAATCTAATTCTTTCGGCGTTAGATCGAATTTTTTATTGTAAGGCATATTATACCACATCCTCGTCTAATTGTACATTATCTTTTAGCTCTGGAATAATATTAAATATGTTTTCAGAACGAACTTTATCCAAAGACCACGAATATACCCAAAACGCATGAACTAATTCTTTACGTTGGGGCTTTCTTAATTCATTCATTATTTGTGCTAGTCCTTGACTATAATCCCACCCATATTTGATTTTTGTATCTAAAATAAATTTTAATAAATCAATTCTAATTTTTTGCTTTGCCTTTTCGTTTAAAACAGATACATTATAATATTCAGGTGTAATAACTAGATTATACGATATTCTTTTTGCTCTAATTCCTAAACCAATAAGATGATTTACTATTGTAGGTATTCTATGTACATTTAATACGCTTACAGTTATAGATGGTTGGGGATCAATTCCAGCATCGATGACTTTTTTTAAGTTATCTTCTATTTTTTTCCAAACTGTCCCTGATCTTATTATCTCTGCTCTTTCACCTATTTCATCTATACTTGGCCATAGGTTCACAATACTAGCAGGAGATTGATGATTTCCAATCCACTTTTTCCAATAATCTATTATATTTTCATTCTTATATTTTAAAGTAGTAAGATTGGTATTATATTCTAATCGTACATCATATCTACCTAGCTCGTCTAATTTCTTTATTATATACCAATGTTCATCCATTAAAAGAGGTTCACCACCAGCAAAATAAATTCTCTCGACGTTATCGATATTTTTATCAATGAGATCGTAAGTGTTTTTATTTTTTATTATTTTAGGAAAATCATTCTTATAATTTAATTTTTTGGCGTCTGGAATCCAAGAAGAACTACAATAGGGTCCACATGTTCTGCATTTTAGATTGCATAGATTATTAAATCTAAAGTCCCAATGCTTCAACTTTAATTCAGCTTTTGTTGTACGCTCTTTACTAATCTCATTAGGAAATTTTTCAAATGTGGATTGTCTGTTACTTCTTGAACCAGTTTTTTCTTTATCAAAACATCTCTTACACATCCGCGGTTGTTTACCATCAAGAAATTCTTTACGCAACTCCATGTATTTGCGTGAGTTCCATATTTCTTCGATCGGTGTATCATTTATATTACCCATAGTATCATTACCTTCGGTAATACAGCATGGCGCAATATCACCGTTAGGATTTAGATTTACGTGTATCCAAGGTAATATACAAAAATTATCCAAAGAATGCTTCAAGTGTTGATACCTCTTCTTGTTCTTCTGTCCATTCTGTACCTTGCCAATGCGGATAAGATGCTCTTGATAAGTGAACTGATTGTGGTTTTTCCATAGCCTCATAACCTAACTGACCTATAGGATTATATAGTGGTTCAACCCAATTATAAACTTGAGTATGTGACTTTAATCTTTCGGTAAAAGCATTACGAACTTCATCACGTTGTTGCCATTTTCCATAAAATGGTGTACCTTTATACCAACCAGTTTTTGGAATTTTGCGAGCTTCATCTTCAATTGGTAATGGTTCCCATGCGGTAATATTTGCTTTAAATAATTTACGCATGCGTTCTACTTCTTCTCCATATCTATCAGCTAATTTATGTGCCTCTTCGATAGGATTATCAAACCTACAAAGGTGATGACGAATGTCGATATTACCAAAATATGTTTCGATTTCGTCATATCTATCTTCTCTCATTGGTTCACCATTTTCTGGTACAAATGTCTCAAATCCTTTATTGATAGAACCATGTAGTGTAGAGAAAGGTACTGATACATTCTCCCACCCGGGCCGGTACATGCAGATTGCATGACTATCACCAAAGGCAATCTTACGATATCTTTTAATCATGTTAGGATCAACTATCTCAGCTTCTATCTGCAGCTTACGCAAATTTTCCCAATGTACTGTATTCCATGTCATATCTTTTTTAGCTAAACGGTCAAGAAACATAGAAGCATAATCAGGAAAGTCAACTATGATTGATTTAATTTTACCACTAAAATGTGACAAAGCGGACACATATGCTGTATTAGCATATGCTTCAATACCGCCGAAGAGATTCAGATTTCCACTCCAATCGGATCCATGATAAAAATAAATTTCATCAAATGGACTATAATCAGTAATCTTATTACTGACTAAATTGATTGTAACATCCATACCAGCTTGTTTTAACTGATCTGCATAGATAATAGCTTGTGCAGCTTTATGCGAATGGATTTTGTTCGAGATTGGTCCTAGACCTGTCAATAGTACTTTTTTCATCTTTGCTCCACTTTCTATATGAATCAACTCTATCGTATATAGTATCATCGTTTAGTACCGGTTCGGTACCTACATTCCAAAATAAGACGTCCCTACCAGAATTTTTAGGGATATATCGCCAAGCTTTTCCATCATATGTGTTTATACTAGGGAAGGGTGGCAGTCCTTCTTTAATTTCTTTAGTAAAAGGTTCAGGTGCAGAAATAATATTACTATGACCAACTTCACCTTCTTTCATATTACGTGCAACTGCAACAGCATGAAACTCAGCTTTTGGCCAAGCGATCTGCAAGGCGCGATGAAGTACGCCTGTAGATACTACGGTCCATACTTCTTTTGGTGCTGGAATTGCTGATGCTACCTTTACGATACCTGCCGTAACGAGTTCGTGCTTTAAACCTAACGGGATAAAAAACGCATCGTCGTTGTCTTGTGCCCATTTATTTGCTATCCTATTGAGGTTAGGCATAGCAGCCACACGATAGAAATCATACTCAGCACCGCGCTCGATACAGCAAGCTTGATGATGACTAATTCTTTTCGATGAGGGCATGAATAGCCTAACGCTTTTATTGTGTCTCTTTGCCACATCCAAGAGCGAGACTCCAGCCAAACCAGTGCGAGGCTGAACATAAACGAGACGAGATTGATTAATACGAGAAATAAGTAAATCTCCTCCTCGTACTTTACTACCTGTAATGAGATCGTCTCGAACAACTCGTACACCATCATATTCCTTTATAACTGGTTGTGGATTAGGATCTTCCCAACCTTCAGCTAATTTAAGATAATATTCCTTTGCTTCTTGACGAGTTTGAATCCCATCAAGACTTAAGACTTCTATGTCTTTATTTACATTATCGATTACGTGTTTATCATGTGACATAGGTCTATTATACCAAATTTTACTAGGAATGTAAACTCTTTTTTAGAGAAAAACTTCTTGGATAAATCCATTCATAAGGAATCTTCTTTGTAGTAGATTTAACGCCGTGTTTAATAAATAAATGTTTACACCACATACAAGCTTTATCTTCGATATTGATATTATATTGTCGTTCCATAGGATTATCTTTATGCGAAGCTAAAGTATTAAATTGTTCTACAAGTAATTTTGCTTGATCATTTGTTGGCTCGTAGTTACCATTTTCATCTAATTCGAATTTTGTTTTGCCGAAGAGGTTTTTTCCACCAAATATTTGCCATAGTCCATAGAATGATAATGTTCCTGGTGTAACCCACGATTCTGGATCGACGAGATCTGGTCTTGCCATGGCGATGTGACGAGACAAGTTCTTATAAGGGTACATAACATTTCTAAATCCATATTTTTCTTTCGTGTGTTTCTCGAGTTTAGATGCCAACTCCATCATTTTTAATGGACGGTTTGATTGCAGAAGCGGATAACAATCTTTAGCGATTCGCTGTGGCGTTTCGCATAGCCATTCTTTTACCTTAGTTCCTTTAGGATAATAAATTTGAAATAAGTCAGATCGTGCATGACGTTCTGTAACAAATCTATTTCTCATAGCATCAACACCATGATCTCTTAATGCCCTAAATGTTAACCAATGTTCGTTACTAAATGACCAAACAATAGTATGATGTAAAAGCTTTTCTATATCTTTTTCATTTTTCATTTCTTCTACATATGGCATCTCATCCCAATGCAGTCGGTGAGAAAATTGTTGTGGATTAGATTTAAGTAAAGGTTCTTCTCTTACATCATACGCACGACAAAACTCGAAGAACTTTTGTATTCTTTCTTCGAGAGGCCATTTTTCTAATAAATGATTAGTGACTTTACCTTTTTTTAATATAGGTTCTATTGTATTTTTATACGTAATAGAATTATCATCTTGATCAATGAATGCTTCTAGTGTAGCGTGGCGCATCTATCTTTATATTCTTTCACTGAAATACCGACTTCGTTTAATACTGTGGCATCTGAAGGATGATGCTTACGTCTATTGAATGTTTCAACTAAACCTAATTCTAACATTGCTTTTTGTCGACCGAACGGATGATTTTTAATTTTACTTGACGACCAGACATTATCCATATCTACATGCGAGTAATGCGCGCCAGGTCTCATATAGTTTTCAACCCATCGAATATAATCACAACACACATCTTCTGCATTATAAGGATACGACTTTGTGTCTTCATAAATCTTATCCATTACTTTGTCAAGAAATATCTCTTTCTTCATCTTTACAGTTGGCTTAGCCAAATAAGATATACACTCAACAGCATTAGTACCATAATAGAAATGTGATTCTTTGTTAACAAACTGTGGATACCAATCACAAATATCGGCAACCACTGCAGCATATTGAAAAGTATAACGATTGAGGCCGTTTCGTTCATTCCACTTACCCATATATTCTCCGATTTCTCGAAGATCCTTTCTTTCATTCGAAGTTTGCAACCACTCTGCCATTTCTCTTGCAAGACGAGGAGCAAATTCTGCTAGGTAATAATCACCACTTCTTTTGTAGTCTGAACCTTCTGGTCTTTTTGGAAACTTAGGAAACTGATAACCAACTGAAGTATAAAATGGCGTAGTATGTCTCTTCATATGCCAAATCATATCTTCAATAGTTTTAGCCTTATGAAGTGTAAACAATAGTGTGTTATGATAGCCAGATGGTTTAGTAGCATAGTTAATAGCAGAACCACATACACGATGTAGGATAAAAAGATATAACCATTCTGGCAAATCAAAATCTTTATGTTTACCGGTCCAGTTTTCTGCTACTACTTTACGTTGATCACAATGTAAACCAGCTTTCATCTTCTTCCAATATGGATGATCTTCGGTCCAACCAGACCAGCAATCATTCATGATTTGTGAGAAGCCAGCATACTTACGTTCGACAACATCGTATAGTTCAATCCAGTGCATTAAGTCATCATTCATTTCAGACTCCATATGGGGAATCATCCCATATGGAGCTTCTTCTGAAACATTACACTTTACTTGTTGTTCTTTCGCTTTATGAAAGTAATCTATAAAGTCATCATAATATTCAGTTGTTTCTAAACTCATTTTTTTAAATCATATATCCGTTGTTCTTCTGGGCTGGTAGCGTATGCTGTATATGCCATATCAGTTTCAAGTGTTTTAATTCTATGTTTAAGTTCTTCAATTTCTTTTGTAAGTCTCATATTGGTATATTCTGTATTAACACCAATACCTTCTTCATGGAGACGTCGCTTCATGTAATCTTCATGACGTTCTTGAACTTGTGACATTTATAAACTCCCAATTTATTTTTGCTTGATCGAACATACCAGCAGTCGTTTTCCATGATTCTACCCATTTTAACGGTATATTTTGTTCTTTCATAACGACTCTTTTTATGCCGACTTGTATTACACCTTTTGCACAGTCACTGCAGACTGGCAACCCTGTAACATATAAGGTACTACCTTCAAGGCAAATACCATGATATGTAGCGTTGTATATGACATTCATTTCAGCATGAACGACATACTTATATTTAGTTTCGCGATCTTCATAATATGATACTCTATCTTCAATACCACGAGGAAATCCATTGTAACCCTGAGACAATACTTGTCCCTTTGCCCCAACCGCGATTGCGCCGATTTGTGTTGAAGGATCTTTAGACCAAGAAGCGATGTTCTCGGCTAAACTTAAATATCGAAGGTCCCATTTACTTGACAAGATCAAAATGCCTTTCGTAAACGTGCAAGTTTTGAACTTGCCATGTAATCTGTCCTGCTTCTACACCAACATCTTCAGCAACATGATCTAAAACATATTGTTGCCAAGCATAGTCATTCTTGTATCCGAACACGACATCGTTTGAACGCATTTGGACCACTGACTGTAATTTATCATTACGAATATAATAAGTAACAGCATTAGTACAGATAAAATCGTTTTTGCCATTTTCAGAATATTCTACCCAAATGCTTGGTCTATTATAGATCATGCATGCCCGACGCGAGTCAGGATTATGTGTTAGCTCGTTAACGACATTATCATATTGACGAAACCACTTATCGTCAAAGATGAGGTATCCATAGTTTGAGTTGATTTCTCCATGCTGATTTGCAGAGTACTGCCAAGCTGCTGGAGGTGATCGATCATTTCCATAAATGTCATTAATGTTTGTTGATCCGGAGAGGTACCAATCGATTTCATTTTGAATATACTCCTGATTCGGTTTACCAAAGATGGATTCTTCATCTGCGATAAAGGACGCACCAATCATTTCGATTGTTTTTTGTCCTGTTTTATCTATAGTAAATCTTTCGTTTTTTAATTCATTAACGAAAAAGTTTCTAACGTCTTTAACATTCATCATCTGCTAGAGCTTCCTTAATGTTTTTACCCCATAGTTCAGCAGGTACATCTTCTCTTGCTGGATATACTTCGTCAGGTCCAGGTTCTGTGTATTTTACTTTAGTTTTAGGACGATTGAGAAAATCATTATTAGGATCTTGACCTTGCATTTTACCACGAGAATACTCAACGATGAATGAACAATAGTTGATCATATCTTTTGCTGAATCTTCGAGTGATTCAAAATTAGGATTATAGTTTGGATCTGATTGCATAGCTTCGATAACTGATCGCATGCGAAGCATCTTAGCATGTACAATGTCAAGCAACGTTGCAACACCTTGTGGGTAATAATCAACTTGCTTGATCCGCGAATGCGGGTTTTGATAGTCATTGCCTTTCTTCACTTGAAGTTCGGCACACTCTTGTAGGACTTTAACTGATTCTTTCATAATACACCTATTATACCATAATTACATGTTCTTGTAAACATATTCTAACGCGCGATCTGCTTCTTTTTGTAGTGGTCGATTAGCATACCAATTACCAGTTTCAGCATCAAGTTCTCGACAAAGGACTGAGATCTCATCTGCAGTAATTGGATACTTTTTACTAATTGCATTGCCAGCAAGAGCTACCATTATCTGATACATTTTGTGATACCAACCAGTATTACTTATTGCTCTGTATTCTGACTCGAGGCGCCGCGGAAAGAAGGGACAATCGCGATAGGACGACCACACCACATTAGTGTTGTCCATCCCTCCTTTTCTGTGTTGGATGATTTGTTGTTGTATGGAGTCTGGGAGTCTGTCGAAGAAGTTACTTGAGTTTGATTTTTGAGCATAAGGAAATTCTTTCATTAGATCTTCAGGATTAATAAAATCACCATCGCGAGAGAAGATAAAGTTGTAAGCGTTAAAGTAAGTAGCAGGTATATAGTACATGCGCGCAAGGTCTTTTGTTTGTTCATCTGCAAGACCACCGAGAGCATGTTGTAAGGCATAGTTGAATGCGCTGATTTTGTCATTCGGTATTCTTGATTTAAGTGGGAAAATAAGGCGGAACTTCGGTACAGCAGTAGTGGAACTAGCAGTAGAATAACACACGAACCGCCAATTACGACATTTGTCAATGATAGCATCTTCTAGTTTACCTTCAAATTCATAGTCATCAACATCAACTGCACACCATCCACCCCACTCAACAACGTTGGCATTAGCGCGAGTACCACCATTATATATAGCTGGTGATATAAGGTCTGCTTTTTTCTTTGATATTACCTCGCGTTCTGACAATTGGTACAATACGCGTTCAAGTGCATCGAAGCTAGATAGTTCAATACACTTGTCAGTTTTATTATCGAAGACGCTACTAAAAAGCGTCGCTGATATTCCCGGTGTTTTCATCATGATTTGGTCCAACCCAATCTTGTGGCTTAATTAAATCTGGCAATCCAAGTGGATTAGGGCGAGATTCTTTAATGCCACGTTCTTTCATCATATTAGCCTTGTGCACTTCTTCCCATGCTTTTTGTGCGTCAACATTAAATGCATCGAGTGTACCGATTGCAATAACACACAAATCAATAAGACCATCTACAACTTCAGCAGCATCTTTATTATTAAATGCATCTTCGGTTTCGGCCAATTCTTCTTTCAAGAAATTAATTCTAAATTGAAGAAACTTATTTAGCCGAGACCAATCATAATTATCTGATTGTAGTTCAGCTTGTACCCATTTATGCACACCAAATTTTTTGTGCATTTCATTGATATCGTGATGCCATTGATTCATAGTTTACTCCATTTCTATTTTGTATATTATACACTATATTATTCAATTTGTACATGCTTTTATGCAAAGAATGCCTCTAAAGTATTTTGTGGTTCTGCGGTCCAACCAATTGAATCGAGAATAAGAATAAGTGGTTCAATAAATGTTTTTTCAAACTGCTTATCATAGTCAATATGTTTATGTAATCCAAATTCTTTTGGTAACACATCTGGAAAGGCGATAACATTTTCTTTTACCACGTTTGGACGTTTCATATATACGAACTTGATTCTTGAGCCATTTTGAATAGCTTCGTACTTATTCATCATACCAGATTCTTTAAGAGCCTTGTTATATACAAGAGAACCACGCACATGAATTGGTGAACCTTTTTTATACACCATTTTTCGATCTTTCCAATTTGTAATATTGGTCACACTACGAGGAAAGGCCACTTGTTCTGGAGGTAGAGACTTAAACTCAGATTTAAATTGTTGAATAAAGTTTTGAGTATCGTCTTCGTTACCAGATATGATTACGTCAAATATCTGTTTAAATTTATCTCGACATATTTCTGGTGTAGAACTTTTAATAGCTTCAATACCCATAATTTTAAGTTTTGGTTTTTCGTATTGAACACCTTCGCTATTATGGACATTAAGAATATAACGTTTCTTTGCAGTCCATATGCCACGATCGGCAATAACTTCTCGACCCATCTCCATACGAGGTTTATAACAATTCATATTATGATATAGTTTTTCATATGCTTTAGCAATGCATGGCTCGAAGTGTTCAGCGCTAATTTTATCGAGAAACTTGACTGGATCTTTTGGCTTTAGCTTATCAATCAATGGACCAAAATTAATATATAATGAATCAGTATCGATAGCAATAACATAATCTTTAGTAGTATCAAGCAGCTTATTCATTTCTTGATTAACAGCACGCTCTGCCCATTGCACAGCTAACTGACCAGTAAGCGTAATGCCTTCGGCGATACGAAGATCAAAGTATTTAAAGTATTGATTACCAATAGCACCATATAAAGAGTTCATAAGAATCTTAATGGCCATTTGCTGATTATGTAGTCGATTAATTTCTTTTTCGAGATCTACAGATTTTTGTTTTTGATATGATTTCTCAGCAGCAAGCATTTGATTTTTGATTGACTTACGCTCATCATAATAGTCAACAATAATATTAGGAACTACGCCATCAAACTTTTTATTATACGTAGAACCATTTGCGGCAACAGTTACATTATCATCGCGAATGGTTGGATGTAATGGATCCATATCGCTTTTACTATATTCAAGGTAATGATCGACACCGCCTTTAGTATTATCTTCTGGATTTTTACGCAGTGTTTCAGGAGACATATTCCACTGTACAATAATATTAGGATACAGAGAATTCAAATCAAAAGAAACAACCCAATCATGCATACCAACTTGAGGAGGCTTGACATAACCACCTTCAAATCTTTCTTTAAGCATCTCATCGCCACCAACGACTGGCGCGATACGCTGCCAATTAAGTTTACGATATATGATTGATTCCCATATTGCAGTGGTACCAAATGTGTCGGTGTAATTAACACCACCTTTATAAGCCACAGTCATAGCAAGCGTGATAAGACCCATCTTGTCTTCAAGTCTGTCAACTAGCTCGACATCTTTCATATTATAATCGACGTACCGTTGGAAATCATCTTTATATAAATTGCGCAGTGAGCCAGATTCTTCATACGAGAGTTTCTTTTCTCCAAGAACTACATACGCGATATGATCAAGTTTATAAGATTCTTGGGCGCCATATGAATAGCCAAATTTTTGAAAGAGATCAAGATAATCAAGACACTGAATACCAGCTAAGTTATAAGTAGTGGCTTCTCTACCACGCTTAGTAACCTTACGATGATCTACCATACCCCATGGAGAAAACTTCTTAACGCTTTCTAAACCAAGTACACGATTGACACGATTAACAAGATATGGTATGTCAAAGAATTTTACATTCCAACCAGTAATAACATCGGGATAAGCAGATGCCATTGACCAGTAATCGAGGAACTTAAGAAGTAGATCAATCTCATCATCGCATTTGATATATCTAACTGGTTTGATAAGAGCCTTTTCGGTGTCATAGTCACCCATAGCCCATACTCGATACACGCCATCAATATTATTTTTAATAGTAATAGCGAGAACTTCTTGATCGGCAATTTCTGGTTCGGGAAAACCATTTTCATAGGCAGTTTCGATATCGATTGTGGTAACATTGATCTTGTCACGTTCCCACAATATTTCACCAGGATACCGCTGTGTAATATATTGATGAATATAATTTGAGTGGCCGTAGATTTTAAAGCTACCTACATCGCTATATTGCTCGAGCCATTGTTTTGACTCACGCATTGAATTAAATTCTACGGGACCAATGTTAGCACCATCAAGGCCACTCCACTGCGAATCAGCCTTTGATGGTACAAAAAACTTTGGTTTAAACGTATCTTTTTTATAGACACGTTTGCCGTGGCCATCGTAACCACGGTACAACATTGAGTTGCCATAACGAACAACTGATGTATAAAATGCTGACATACAA